GATGATACTATATTTGTTGCAAATATGGATAGAGAACAATTCGGAACTGAAGAATATATAACAGAGAAAAGTGAGAGAGGTCCACGTATTGATATAATAGCCGGCGGTGTTGATATTTCAAGTGCTACAAGCCAAGTTAGTGGATATCCTGGAACACAATTTTACCCAGGAAGTGCAACTCATAAAATGACAAGAATAAGTGGAACATCTATGGCGGCTCCACAAGTAACTGGAGTTGGAGCATTATGGTTACAAGCAAACCCAGGTGGAACTGCCCAACAATTTAAAGATTTTCTTAAAATTCATAGTACAGCTAATTCTTATGATAGTGGTACAGATGAATCTTTTGATGATTTTAATACTGTTCCAAGACGTTATGGAGCACCTAATAGAATACTACATTGGCCCTATAATAGTCCTAATCCTTGGGGTTGGAAAGGTACTAGCGGCAGTGGCACAGCTGGAATAAATACATAAGAAGAGAGATAAAATGGCCGTACAAACTATAAACATAGGAACACTAGCAAACGACGGAACAGGTGATGATCTACGTGAAGCGTTTATTAAAGTTAATCAAAACTTTGAAAGTTTAGATCTACGAGCTCCTGAATCAACTACTGCAAGTAATTTAGGTAATGTTGGTGAAGGTGTTTTCCATCAAAAAGCTGGAGCAGATTTACAGTTTAAAAAACTCGTTAGTGGTGCTAATATTACATTAACATCTTCAACTAATGGGATTACAGTTAATGCTTTAGGCGGATTACAACAATTAAATGTTGTTTCTGATTCCGGATCTAACCAATTAGCTGATGGTGATACGTTAAATATATTTGGAGGAACAGGTGCTAGTACAACTTTAAGTGGCAATGTTTTAACTGTTAATACAACTACTGAACTTTCAACTGATACTACTCCAGTATTAGGTGGAAATTTAGATGCAAACGGAAATAACCTTATTAACGGTGGAACATTAACAGCAAGTAGTTTTAACGGTACTTTTAACGGAAACTTAACTGGATTAGTACATGGTATTGATATTAGATTAATGGCACCTAATACAGCAGGTTTTAATTTTGGAACTTTCAACGGTGTAGTAACTAGTATGATTGACTGGTTAATTGCAATAACCGATGTAGACTTCGGTAGTTTTTATGTTCCAGACGGTAAAAGTTTTGACGCAGGGACTATAGTATAAGGATAAAAATATGGCAACATTAACAATTACATCAAATGGTTTACCTAACCCAGCGGCATTTGGAAAAAGTTTTGGGAATAATAGTTTTTCACCAAGTGTAAATACTGCAACTGCCCAAACGTACAACTATTCTTTTGTTTATCGCGGTGGCGAAAATACTACTAATGCACAGGTAACAGTTCCATTAACACCAATGGGTATTATGTCTAATGGAGTTATATTTTTTAATCCTTCAATAGGACCAACAGTAGTTCCACCAGGACTTGATCCTACTACAGATAAACCAGGTGACGGATTTGAATATAATGCAGTAGCATTTAGATCAAATTACGGAGGAGATGATGCAGGCGGATGGCCAGAAACTAACGGACAATATCATTATATGTCTGGAATGTTTATGTTCCTTCCAACAGGTTCATCAGAATCTAATGCGGCTTGGAGTTCTACAATGTTAAGTGGAGCAACACCTACACCAACATATTATACTGGAACAAACTTTAGTGGAGATCAATTTAGACACGCAGACGGACACAGCAAAATTATAGGTTACTGTTTTGACGGTTATCCTATTTACGGACCTTATTCATATACAGATCCTAATGCAGAAGTAGGAACGGCTGTTACGAGAATGACATCTTCATATCAGTATTATACAACAGAACCAGCAGGACGTGGTTATACTTACGGTGAAAAAGCGGCTGGTACGTTTATTAATGACCATGAATATCAAGTAGGTACAGGACACTTAGATCAATATAACGGAAGATATAATAAAACGCCTGATTATCCTAATGGGACGTATGCATATTATATGACTGTTGATGCAAGTATGCAACCTGTTTATCCTTACATTGTTGGACCTTCAACGAAACAGCAACGAAGCGTTTAATATACACATATACTCATTATCAAAATATCCGATAAATACTGTAAGTTAAGGGATATATAGCATAATGTCAAATTTACCAGTTTGGAACCAATTATCAGGGTATAAACTAGCAGAACTAGAGGAAAGAGTAACTACGACAGTTAATCTGCCTTTAGATCCTTCTAGTGCGGATATTATTACAGGATTTAAACCTGACGATACAGCATTAAGCAGTTCGCCATTACCTACATTAATAAACTCATCAGATTTAAGTATTGAAAAAACTTGGACACAAACTGTTAATAATGTTCCTAATACTAGTGTAACTTACACTTATCCTATATCTATTAGAATTCCAACGATTCCATCTTTAGCAACTAAAAAAGTACCAGTAGTTATTATACTACACGGTAACGGTGGTAATGGTTCTGCTGAAATTACAGCTTGGCAAAATTATTTAGGAGACCATATTATAATTGCTCCTACAGGATATTCAAACTCATGGAATTTAGCTAACGAAGAATCAAAAGCACCTGATATAGAATTTCTTAAAGATTTAATTGCAAAGTTAAAAGGGTTTAATAATGTTGACCAATCAAAAATAAAATTTCTTGGATTTAGTAATGGTGCAGGAATGGTTAATAGAGCGTTTATTGAAATAGACGACCCCGACATTGATTCATATGTAACTATTGGTACACAATTATATGATCCACAATATAGGAATGATACATTTTTCTTTCCGTCAGGACAAACAGGATCTAGCCCTGCACAGTATAATACAGCAACAATACCTTTACAAAATAAACGATACTTGTCTATTCATTCAACAGACGATGGTACTATTCCTTATGCAGGCGGAGTTGTTTCTGGTAATATAGGATTAACATTTTTACCTGTACAGGAATCTGCTTTTGTTATAGCAAAAAGTCAAGGATACACAGGCGGACAAATTCCAGATGGTGGAGGAGTATTTTATGGAACAAATAATACTTACTACTACAGTTATTTAGGCGGGCGAGTAACACATTATAAAACTCAAGCAGGACATACAATAGCAACCTTTATGCGAGAAATTGTTCAAGCGTTTATGACGTATGTACCAAGTACTGCTCCTGACATTTATTTAGAAGCAGGATCAAGTACAGCTATACAACTTAATACAAGTATTATAAGTTTAATTAGTGGTAAGTTGCCTCCAGGAATGAGATTAGAAGAAAATCAATTAGTAGGAACACCATTTGAAGTACAACGTAGCGAAACATTTGAATTTGTATTACGTGCAACTAATTCTTCCGGAATTGCTGATAGAACATTTAATATTGTTGTAAATGGTCCTGATGCACCTGTATGGACAACTAATGAAGGTAAACTTCCTTTAGGACCTAATAATTCTTTTTATATTATAGATAGCAGTATTGTAGACTTTCAACTTTCTGCAATTGACCCAGATTTACCAGCAGGTGATAAACTAGAATATTTTATTGCAGATGGTGATGGTACATTACCTCCAGGTATAAAATTAACTGACCAAGGAAGACTTATTGGAATTGTTGATCCTATTTTAGCATTAGATTTAGCATCTAGTAGTGGATTTTATGATACTACACAGTTTGATAGTTTTCCTTTCGACTTTGGTTTAAGAAGTGCTAATGGGTATGAAAGTTATTTTTATGATACTACAGGATATGACTTTGCTATTGAAACACGTAGTCCTAAAAAACTTAATAGATTTTTTGAATTTATAGTAAGTGTTAGTGACGGTGATACAATAGTAAAAAGAAAATTTTTAATATTCCTAGTAGGTGATGACTTCTTACGTGCAGACAATACTGTTATGCAAGTAGGTACCGGAATATTTACAGCTGATAATACATTCCTTAGAACACCTGTTTGGTTAACACCAGCTAACATTGGATATAAACGAGCAAATAACTATGTAACAATATACTTAGATGTATTTGATCCTAACACTATTATAGGAGAATTAAATTATTCTTTAGAACAATATAATGATGATGGAAGTGCAAGTACTTTACCTCCTGGAATGGTTTTAGATGTTAACACTGGAGAAATTGCAGGACGAGTTCCTTATCAGCCAGCTATTACTAAAGAATATAAATTTACAATTGACGCAAGACGCTTTACTGATCAAGCAGTTAAATTAGCTTCTAAGAAAAAAACATTTACTGTTAAAATATTAGGCGAAGTTGAAAGTGCAATAGAATGGGAAACTTCCGCTGACCTAGGAACTATTAAAGCAAACTTTATTAGTACCTTTAGTGTAAAAGCAAAAATCCTTAACCAATCAATTAGTAGTAAAGTTTTATATAGAATTACTGCCGGAGAGTTGCCACCAGGATTAAAATTAAATCCAAATGGAGAAATTGTTGGCAAAGTAAATCAATTTAAGAATTTTAATGAAATAGATAAAGCCTGGAACAAAGGATTAACAACAATTGATAAAAATATACTTACACTAGATGGTTCTACAACTACTATTGATAGAAAATTTAAATTTACAGTTGAAGCTAGAGATCGTTTTGGATTTAGTGTATTATCGCAAGAGTATAATATTGTAGTTTCTGATCCTGATAATATAAGTTATAGTAATTTGTATGTTAAACCTTTTATGAAAACAAATCAAAGAACACTTTATAATAACTTTATTGGTGATCCTAATGTATTCGATCCTGAAAAAATTTATAGACCTAACGATCCTTCGTTTGGATTACAAAAAGAAATTAAAATGTTAGTGTACGCAGGTCTTGAAACTAAAGATGTTAAAGAATATGTTGCCGCATCAAGAAAAAATCACAAAAGAAAAAGATATAAACTTGGTTCAGTTAAAACAGCAGTAGCCAAAACAGCAGGAACAAATACTACTGAATATGAAGTTGTTTATTTAGAAGTAATTGATCCTTATGATTCAACATCTAGTACTGATGTTCAAAATACAGTTGATGTTAAAACTAAAGGCAAACATACTGTAGATAGTGTATCATATGAATCATTCGACGATGTTACAAAAGAAGGAGCAGGTATTGCCGTATTTGAAGTAGTAAATTCTTTAGGCTTTACAGTTCAAGTAGTAGCTCTTGGTAATGACTTAGAAATTATTACTAGAAATAATGGTACAATAATAATTGACGCAAACGGAACAATTCAGGTACAACTAAAAGATGGAAGTACTGTAACAGCTGGAACAATCGCTACAACTACTAGTGATCCATTTAGATGGAGACCTAAATATTCACCAATAAAAACTGATAGTGATGCTATTCTAATTAGCGATCCTTTTAACACTAAACGTTATATTAGCAACACTACTAATATGCGTAAAAATATGAGAAAAGTCGGAGTTACAGAACGTGATTTCTTACCACTGTGGATGACTACTGCCCAAGGTACGTCTGTACAAGAATTAGGATTTGTAACAGCTATTCCATTATGTTACTGCAAACCTGGTACTAGTGCCACTATAGCATTAAATATTGCTAACAGTAAGTTCAATTTTAGAAGTTTAGATTTTGAAATTGATAGGTATATCATTGATGCTACTAAAGGAAATAGCTACGAGCAGTATATACCGTTCGGGAACTATGCCTTTAATGTTTAAAAGCGATAAATAATAGAGAGGAACAAAAATGGCGAGTAATATTGACAATACAAGCATTGATGCTACATATCCTATAGCAGGGCAGGATAATGATAGTCAAGGCTTTCGTAATAATTTTAGCACTATAAAGAACAACTTTACTGCGGCTAAAAGCGAAATTGAAGCATTACAAACAAATACAGCAAAACTAAATGATAGTAATGATTTCTTAGGAAATGATATTACTGGTGGTAATTTAGTAGCTAATACAGAAAAACTATATGCTGGTGGAACTATTGTTGCTCCTCAAAATATTAGTTTTACTAATGGTAACTTCCAAACGTTTACTATTGGTGGAAATATTACATTAACATTTACTGATTGGCCAGCGGCAAATAAAGTTGGCAAAATACGTTTAATGCTCTTAGATACATTAGGCGACAGTACTGCTCGAACAGTTACTTGGGCAACATCAGGTGGCGGAACAATTAAATATAATAATGGATTTCCTAGCCCGTTTGTTGTAGAAAGTAATGTAAACCATATGGTGGTTGATTTTTGGACATCAGATGGTGGAACTACTGTATTTGCTCATTACGTTGGTACATTTACATAATAGGTAGGGTATGTTACACCCATTTACACAAGACCTGTCTAATCTTTCTGATAAACAATTAGATGAAAAACTAGCAGAGTTAACTAAAAAATACTTTTTAACCCGCAACCCCGAAGCAAAAAACCAATTACAGCTCATGATTAATAGTTACAAGCTAGAAATGAGTGAGCGTCAAATTAAAGCAAGATTTAATAATACTGGCAATAAAGATCTTGACAAACTGATTGATATCAGTTAAACTAGTAATTAATGAGAATGCAAATAGATAATTTAGGTGTGCCACGATTCACCGTCCAAGATATTATAAATTTAATTTATGAAGGAAATGGTGATAAACTCTCTAAAATTTTGGTAGAGCCAAATCGTGATACAGAATTATATAACAAATATATTAAAGAAATTGGTGTGAACCTTGTTCCACTTAAATCATATCAACCACTTCCATACGAAAAAGAAGATTTTGATAAGACGTTACAAGAAGAATGGTTTATGCCAGACAAGTACAAAAAATTAGATATCTATAATTATGTTTTAGACCAATGTCCAGACGAACCAAAAGAAATGGCTAGAGTTTGTGAAGAGATGCATGAATATGATAAACGAGGTATGTTCAATTTATTAAGATTTCTTGTATATTTGGTAGACATAATGAGAGAAAATAACATAGTTTGGGGTGTAGGACGTGGTTCTAGTGTATCAAGTTATGTGCTATACTTAATTGGAATTCATAAAATTAACTCAATCCAGTATGAGCTAGACTGGCATGAGTTCATGAGATAAATACGTACATAATAGGAGATTACAATGGCAGTTAAACAAACAGGTCGTAAACAACATATATCAATGCAAGGTAAAGCAATTGATATGGATTTGTTACGCCAAAAAAACGAACTAACACCAGCAGTTGGAAATGTTCGTGTAAATGCTCGCGGTGACGAATTAGGCCCAGGTGGTAAAATTATTCGTAAGCGTGAAGAAGTCATGGCCGACTATTACAGAGACCATCCAGATGCTGTTCCTGATGAAATTCCAGGACAAGGTGTTGAGGTTGTTGAGAAAGAGCCTACAGTAGTACCAAAAGCAAAAAAGCCAAAAGCTACTACTAAAAAAGCTACAACAAAAGTTGAAGAAGAAACTAAAGTTGAAGAACCAGTTGCACAAGATGACTGGGTCGAAGACGATGATGGTAACTTTGTAAAAAAAGGTGACTAACGATGGAAATGAATCCCGGTATGATGGGAGGGCCTCCCAAGGCATATACAGTCTATAAAGGCCATATTAAACCAATACATGACCGCGTGATTGTTCGTCAAATGCATTTCGGTGAAATGCAAACTAAAAGCGGACTTATTCTACCATCAGATGATGGGAAAAACCACGGTATCAAACCTCGCTGGGGCAAGGTCTATGCTAAAGGTCATGAAAACAAAGACGAGTACAATGTCGGTGATTGGGTTTTAATAGAACACGGACGTTGGACTAGAGGATTTAATATGCAACTTCCAGATGAAGAAGAAGTTGCTGTTTTACGTACAGTCGAAGCTGATGGAATTTTAGCTTGGCAAGAAGAAGAGCCAGATAACGCTTATATAAGCGACTTAGAATAAGAGGTTATTTTGCCTAACATCGATTTAAAACGATATGAAGAGTTCGTTGAAAAAGTTACATCACCAGAAAGTAATAAGTCTGGTGCTTTTTATGGTAGAGTTCAAGAACTAGAAAGTACGACAGGGGTTAACATACCTTTATTATTAACTGCATCAATCGGCTTATCTAGTGAAGGAGGAGAGTTTAGTGAAATTGTTAAAAAATGTTTGTTCCAAGGTAAACCACTTAACGATGAGACTGTATTTCATCTCAAGCGAGAATTGGGTGATATTATGTGGTATTGGTCTAATGCTTGTCGCAGTCTTGGGATTGATCCTAATGACGTCTTAGAAGAAAATGTTAAAAAACTCGAATCAAGATATCCAGGAGGAAAATTTGACATCCACTACTCAGAAAATAGAAAACAAGGCGATCTATGAGGATATCAAAAGTAACATTTATGTTATAGACGACATTGTTCCTTCCTGGTTACACAAAGCCGCACAAGAAAAAGCATTACATTATCCCTTAAAATTTGGTCATAAAGGACTAGGCCCGTATCAGGGTTATCAATTTTGGAGTGAACAATGGGGTGACTCAGCTGGTGACGATCCGCAATTAGCTCCGTGGGAATTTTGGGCTATATGGTTAGTATTACAAGAGAATAAACATCTTATTGCTCCAACAGTTGGTAACATTCAATGCAATCAAATCCAACTAAATCTTACAACTAAAAAACACGTCGGCGGTTTACACGTTGATGTTATGGATCAGGCGCCTGCATATACAATGGTATATCTTTTACGTGGTGATTCAGGATTAGAGTTTTGGTCTAATAACCCAGAACATTTAAATCCTAAATTAGCAGAATTATCACACGCATTAACTAAAGGATTAGCTACAAAAGATGAAGTAGAAGCAGAAAGAATTAAAACAAAAGAGATGGCTCGCAAAGCAGGTGGATTAAGATCAAAAGACGAAACATGGTATCAAGATGGTATTGAAAATCATCCTGGAGAATTAGATTCATATAAAGTCCACAATGTTCCTTGGAAAGAAGGAAGAATGGTTATATTTCCTAGCAAATATATACATCAAGGATTACCACCAAAAGAAGTTAGTCCACGTCTTAGTTTAGGATTTATTTTCAGTGGAGAAGCTACACCCTTCATGAGACAGCGTAAAATCTTACATCCTATTTTTACTACTGAATGGGATTCAGATGCCTTTAGTAATTCAGATCTATATAGAAAGGTTACTAATGGAGAATAAAAACTATTCATTCGATGGATTTATAGGACTATTTGATAATTATTTTCCTGAACAATACATTACTGATATAATAAAATGGTTTAATACTATTGATAAAGCAGGATTAGTACAATCTACTAAATCATATACACCAGGTCATGAAAATGACATGGACGAAACTCAGCTAATAGAATATCCTTTAATACATGACATCCGTCAACCTTTTATAAGAGACTTTTTTGATATTATTTGGCGTGATGTTTGGCCGGAGTATACAAAAGAATTTAGCATCTTATTAAATCGACAATTTCAAGGTGAAGGTTTAAAAATGAAACGTATTAAACCTGGGGGAGGATTTCATAATTGGCACTTTGAATCTACAAATGTAAACATTAAACGAAAACTTGTATTACAATTATACTTGAATGATATCGATGAAGCAGGAGAAACAGAATTTTTATATCAAAATAAAAGACTTGCTCCAAAGAAAAATAGATTATTAATATTCCCTGCCGACTTTACTTATACGCATAGAGGTAATCCTCCTATAGGAAAAACAGACAAATATATTTTAACAACATGGTTGGAGGAAAAATACTAAATGGATAAAAAGCATATATTAGTTTTTGATGATTTAATTCCTGACTTTTTAAAACAACAAGTTGAAGCTGTAGTTCCGCATCTTCCTTTAAGATTTGGTCATAGAGGATTAGGATATAATGAAGGGTATAATACATTTAGCGAGCAATGGACACGAGAAGTACAACATGGCTTTGAAATTAGTCATACTAATTTTTTAGTCGATATGCCTTGGGAACTTAAATCAATGTGGACAGTTGTACATCACGCTAAAACAGAAATCTTTAAGGACGTTAACGAAGATCTAATTTTAAACCAAACACAAATTAATTTAACTACAGAAGAACATTTTGGTGGCATTCATGCTGATGCTCCAGACGATAGTAATGAAATGCAAATGCCAGGTTGGGTTCCTTCACATACTTTGGTTTACATGGTTCAAGGAGATACAGGTATGAACTTTTGGACTAAGAAAAAGGATGGCGAAATATTCCATTCTGTTGAATTCAAAAAAGGTCGTTGCGTAGTATTTCCTAGCAGTTATCTTCATGAAGGAATAAAACCAAATAAAATAAGTCCTAGAGTAACAATTGGATTTATTTTTAACGGATTACCATTACAAATTAATACTTGACACGCATCACATTTTATATTATAATAACATAAACTGAGGAGAGTTTATGAAATTACCACACTTAACTGGAAGTATTGGAACTGGTGGAGCAACTGGTATAGCCTTAATGATATTACATATTACAGGGCATTTATCAGGTTGGGCTTGGCCAATTTTATATGTCTTTTTAATAGTAGCAGGCATAGGACAGGAGAATCGTACTAGATGAAAGAGCTTTGGGTAGAAAAATATAGACCAAAAACATTAGATGGTTATGTGTTTAGAGATGAACATCAAAAAGCACAAGTACAGAATTGGATTAGAGACAAATCAATTCCGCATTTAATTTTTAGTGGAAATGCAGGTATTGGTAAAACTACTCTTGCAAAGATTCTTTTTAATCAATTAGAGATAAACGACTTAGACATACTTGAAATAAATGCAAGTAGAACTAATAGTGTTGATGATGTACGAGATAAAATTGTTAATTTTGTACAAATGATACCTTTTGGAGATTTTAAAGTTGTATTACTTGATGAGGCCGATTATCTTAGTCCTAATGCTCAAGCGGCGTTACGTGGAGTTATGGAAGAATATCACACCACTTCAAGGTTTATTCTTACTTGTAATTACCCCAACCGTGTTATCCCTGCTTTACATAGTCGTTGTCAAGGTTTTCATATTGCTAGAATAGATCAAACAGAATTTACGGCTCGTGTAGCAGAAATCCTTATTGCAGAAAATGTTACCCCAGATATAGATACATTAGATACGTATGTAAAAGCAACGTATCCAGACTTACGTAAATGTATTAATTTAGTACAAATGAATAGCCAAGAAGGTATTCTTCTAAAACCAAACGAAATGGATAAAGGAGAAGCTGACTGGAAACTAGAGATGGTTGAATTATTTAAAGCTGGTAAAATAAACGAAGCTAGAAAGCTAGTTTGTGCATCTGCAAAAGCAGAAGAAATGGAAGAAGTATACCGTTGGCTTTATGATAACATACAATTGTTTGGTGATGCAAATAAACAAGATTCAGCTGTTATTATTATTAAACAAGGATTAGTAGACCATACGCTAGTTGTTGATCCAGAAATTAACTTGGCGGCAACCTTGATAAAACTAAACAACTTAAAATAGGAACGTTATGAATCTTTATACAGACGAACGACAACAAGAAATAGTAAATAAGTTTAGAAATCTTTTAATGGAGGCTGATAATTTTCCAAGAGAAAATAAACCAGACGACTATAGAATGTTTTGGACTGGACTAAGAGGTGAAGGATCCAGTCTACTAGGTCTTACTTTACACTTGTCAGAATCGCTGGCAAATGCGAAAAAAGTAATTGACCAACTTACAGCAGAGAAGGAACAAAGTAGCAAGAAAGATGACATACCTAGTAAATGAAGACTGTATCAAATGTAAACATATGGATTGTGTTGAAGTTTGTCCAGTAGATTGCTTTTATGAAGGTGATAATATGTTGGTCATACACCCTGACGAATGTATTGATTGTGGTGTATGCGAACCAGAATGTCCTGTAGAAGCAATAATTTCCGATAACATGGATGATAGTGATGAATGGTTAATACTAAATGAAAAGTATGCTAATATATGGCCAAACATTACAAGAAAACGTGAAGAAGACGTACCAGCCGATGTTAAAGACTGGGAAGGCGTAAAAGGAAAAATGGAGCATTTTAGTGAAGCTCCAGGAAAAGGAGATTAATAGTGAAATTAAGAGCGTCGCATATTTTATTAAGCCATAGACAAGCTAATCCTCCTACACATTCTAGAGGAATTGCACAAACAATGACTGAAGCCGAAGCTCTTATAAAAGATTTAAAATCAGGTGGAATATCTTTTGAACAAGCGGCTAGAGAAAATAGTGCTTGTCCAAGTAAAGCACGAGGTGGTGACTTAGGTTGGTTTGAGGAAGAATCTATGGTTATTGAATTTTCATCAGCTTGTAAAAATATTCAAAAAAATGATATAGGACCGCCTTGTATTACACAATTTGGTGTACATATTATAATGAGGACAGGATGAGTGTTAAATTAGTTTCGTACTCGAAACCATCAGAAGATTTTTTAGAAGAAGGATTAGAAGACGCTCAAGACTTAATTGCCTTTTGTGCTAGGGTTAGTAACCCAACTAATCAAATGAATACTGAAACAAGTGCAAAACTTATTAAGTATTTGATTAAACATAAACACTGGTCACCATTAGAAATGGTTAATGCTTGTCTTGAAATTAATACTACAAGAGACATAGCACATCAAATAGTAAGACACCGTTCATTTGCTTTTCAAGAATTTAGTCAGCGTTATGCAAACCCACAAGATATGGCAGAAGCATTTACATATAGAGAAGCACGTTTACAAGATCCAAAAAATAGACAGAACTCTATAGAAGTTGAAGATGACGCATTACAAATAGCTTGGGGTAAAAAACAAAAAGAAATAATTGAAAAATGTAGAGAAGTATATAATTGGGCATTAAACGAAGGTATTGCTAAAGAACAAGCGAGAGTCGTATTGCCTGAAGGCTTAACTAAAACACGACTATATATGAATGGCACACTTCGTTCATGGGTTCATTATATTGAATTACGTGGTGGGCATGGTACACAAAAAGAACACATGGATATTGCTCATGCTTGTGCCAAAGTTATAGCAGAAATATTTCCTATAATAAATGAACTAAAATGACAAAACCGATATTATTTTTTGAAACAGAAAATTGGGCTGTAAGAAAGTATGCACCTATTAGACCTGCTAAAGAATTTCTACCAGACGCATGGAAAAATATGCCTACTTACACT